ATATTGCTATGAAACGTGCGCCAGAGCGTATTCAGATCCTAAAGTCTGTATATGAGGAAGAGTTCCAACGCGCTGCGGATGAAGATGAAGACAGAGTATCGTTGAAACTGCAACCAGGTAGTGGTTATTTGAGGGTTTAATGGCATACGCTAGTGGTAAAAAAGCATGGGGAATATCAGATCGGTCAGGCCGTCGATACCGCTTGCATGAGATGAAGGTGGAATGGACGGGAGCTAAAGTGGGGCCTGACGAATATGATCCAAAGCAACCTCAACTCAACCCACCAAAAGTAGGACCAGACCCCCAGGCTCTTAGAGATCCTCGTCCTGAGTCTGATTTGGAAGCACAAAGAAACATACAATGGGGCTGGAGCCCTGTTGGATTTAACGGTGATGAAGCCCTAACGCCCAACGCTCTTCGTGGTAACGGAGATGTAGGCACTGTAACGGTGATTATAACATGAGTTTTACATACGATCAGCTAAAGCAAGCTATTCAAGACTATACTGAAAACTCCGAAACGAGTTTCGTAACAAACCTTCCTTTGTTTATACGAGCGGCAGAAGAGCGTATACTAAAAAACGTACAGCTAGATTTGTTCCGTCGTAATCAAACGGCTGCACTTACACAAGCAAACCCATATCTAAATTGCCCAAGTGACTTCTTGGCACCGTTTTCCTTGAGCTATACATTGAATAACGAAAAAACATTTGTAGAGTTTAAGGACGTATCTTTTGTACAGACGTATTCCCCGAACGCTACAACCCAGGGATTACCTAAGTATTACGCACAGTTTGACGTGGATAACTTCATTGTCGGTCCGACACCCAACGCAAACCTTGATGTTGAGCTACACTACCTGTATCGTCCAACTAGCATAACAGCGGGCGCAGGCGGAGGAACTACTTGGATTAGTACCAACGGTGAGCTAGCATTGTTATACGGTTCGCTTGTAGAAGCGTACATATTTATGAAGGGTGAGGCTGACGTCATGCAACAGTACAATCAACGCTTTGGAGAAGCTATGATTGGTCTGAAGATGTTAGGTGAAGCTAAAGAAACCACTCAAGAATACAGAGTTGGTAAAGTTATAAGGCCGAAAACGTAATGTTTAAACTAGATTTCAATATGCCGGATCAACCGATGGTGTCTGTACAGACTACCGAGAACCGTGGGTTTTCACCGGAAGAAGTAGCGGAGCGTTGTGTGTCTAAACTAATCAGCGTTTCAGATGGTGCACATCCTGCTATCAGAGATCAGGCACTGGCCTACAAAGAGCACATGGAAAAGGTTGTTTCATTTTATATGAGAGAAGCTATTCGCAGCGACCGTACAACTGTGTATAATGCCCTAAAAGATTCGGGAAACCCCGAACTAGCTGACGCGATAAGGAGACTATAATATGGCGATAACTCAAGCAATGTGTACGTCCTTCAAGCAGGAACTCCTGCAAGGCCAACACAATTTTACCAATGGTGGTAGTACTTTTAAATTAGCTCTGTTTACAAGCAGTGCAAGTTTAGGCGCTACAACAACAGCCTATTCAACCTCGAACGAAGCTTCGGGTTCTGGATATACTGCGGGCGGAGCGGCGTTGACAAACGTTACACCGACAACAAGCGGAACAACAGCATTCTGTGACTTCAACGATCTGACATTTAGCTCTGCATCCATCACTGCTAACGGTGCGATGATCTACAACACCACAACTGCTGGTGGATCGAACACTACGGACTCTTGTATTATCCTAGCATTTGGTGCGGACAAGACGGCGACTAACGGTGATTTTACTATTCAGTTCCCAACAGCGGATGCTTCAAACGCGATCATTCGCATCGCGTAAGGAGTAGCCTCCGATGGTAGACATCACAGGCTGGGGCAGAGGTACATGGTCTGAAGGACCCTGGGATTCCCCTATTCCTGTGACAGTCACGGGGGTAGCCGGAACTGGTGCCGTTGGCTCAGTTGGCATCGTTGCGGAAGCTAATATCCCAGTAACGGGGAACGTCGCCACAGGTGGTGTCGGATCAGTTACAGTATCTGCGGATGCGAATGTAGGGGTAACAGGCTTACAAGCGGCGGGAAGCGTCGGTACAGTTAGCGTCACTGCTGATGCTGTTGTCCTACCATCAGGTCTTGCCGCCACAGGCGGCGTCGGATCGGTGGTTGTTATTGCCGAGGCACTTGTTCTACCTACAGGGGTAGAAGGTACAGGTGCATTAGGAACTGTAGTAGTCGCCGCAAACGCGGATGTTGATGTTACAGGTTCCGTCGGAACTGGAGAAACAGGGACTGTAGTAGTCGCTGCTGAAGCAAATGTCCCTGTATCGGGACTGGTAGGAACGAGCGGAGTTGGATCTGTAGAGGTCTTAGCGGATAGTGTCGTTGAAATACCTACTGGTGTAGCAGGAACAGGAGCAGTTGGATCGGTTGTAGTAGCCGCAGATTCCATTGTTTTACCCACTGGAGTAGCAGGAACAGGCGAGATTGGCGACGTAGAAGTCGGTATTCGTGTAGATGTTCCAGTTACAGGGTTGGAAAGTACGGGAAATGTTGGTACTGTAACCGTAGTCGCGGAAGCAAATGTCTCAATTACAGGCGTTTCTGCAACTGGTGGTACCGGAACTGTGTTTGTTTGGAGCCAAATAGACCCGAACCAGACACCAGGATGGAATGGAATAACACCGTCGCAAACACCCGGTTGGGACGAAATCACACCGTCGCAGTCCCCTGGTTGGACAGAAGTAGCGGCATAGGAGAAACAGATGGCGAGTACATACACTAGCGCAAACGGCATTGAGTTGATCGCCACAGGTGAACAATCGGGTGCATGGGGCGACACAACAAACGTTAACCTTCAGATTATCGACAGGATCCTTACTGGGGTTGGAACGATTACTTTGTCTGGTACGACGCACACTCTTACAACTACAGATGGTACATTATCAGATGGTATGTATAAGGTCCTGGTTCTAGGCGGATCCCCTTCTGGTACGAACACCATAACGATTGCACCAAACAATGCACAAAAGACATATATGGTGTATAACAACTCTGGCCAATCGGCTGTGTTTTCACAGGGATCAGGAGCCAATGTCACTGTAGCCAACGGAGACACAAAACTAATTTACACAGATGGTGCGGGTTCCGGAGCCGCAGTATTTGATTTCACTGCTAATTTAGCAATGTCGTCAGTAAACATTACAGGCGGCGTAATTTCTGGTATAACTGATTTAGCAGTTGCAGATGGAGGCACTGGTGCTTCTACCGTTGCGGCCGCACAAACAAATTTAGAAGTAGACCCTGCTGGTACAGCGGTGGCCCTAGCGATCGCACTTGGATAGGATAGACAATGGCAAATACGTTTAAAAATAAACTTTCAAGAACTATAGGCACTTCGCTTACCTCGGTAGGCAGTTACACGGTTCCTTCATCAACAGCTACAACGGTTATCGGATTGACGGTATCGAACGTTACGGCCTCCCAGGTTTTGATTACAGCGGTGGTAAACGACGGATCAAACGACACACATTTAATTAAAGATGCCCCAGTTCCAAGTGGCGGTTCTATAGTTATTGTTGGCGGAGATCAAAAAGTAGTGTTAGAAACGGCAGATAGTGTTAAGGTAAAGTCGAACACTGCAAGTTCTGTTGACGTAGTAATGAGTATACTGGAGATCACCTAATGGCCACACTTGGTAATGTACCTGCGGAAGCATATACAAATACGGTAAAGGATAGCTTTAGTGGCAACGGTTCAGCGACCGCCTTTACAATGTCATTGCCGACCGTAACAAACGACGTCAGGGTCGTAGTAGAGAACGTTATACAAGACCCGACGGTCGCGTACTCTGTATCGGGAACCACGCTTACATTTACGTCAGCGCCTCCAACGGGGACGAATAACATTTACGTTGTTCACCTAGGACCGGCGGCCATGACGGCTGTACCACCGGCTGAGATAGCGGATGCCACGACGTTTGCTTCGAGCCTCACGGTTCAAGGTGCGTTCACCTCTAAAGGGATTGACGATAACGCAGACGCAGTGGCACTCACGATTGATAGCTCAGAAAATGTGTTAATCGGCAAGACTACTACATCGTTTGGTACACAAGGTGTAGCACTGCGGAATAACCGCATTCAGTCTACCAACGATGGTGGCAGTCCATTAGAACTAAATCGCCTTACTTCTGATGGTGACATTGCATTGTTCCAAAAAGACGGCACAACTGTAGGTACTATTGGGACAAACGGATCAACTTTATATATTGGGTCTACAGAAGGTGCTGATGCATACATTGGATTTGGAAACCAGATTATCCGTCCTGTAACATCAAGTGGTGCATCTCGAGATAATGCTATTGACCTTGGGTATAATGGTATGCGTTTTCGTGACCTCTACCTATCAGACGGAATTTACCTCGGCGGTGTAGGGTCGGCCAATAAGTTGGAGGATTATGAAGAGGGGACTCACTCAGCTACATTTGCTATGAATGGTAGTGGTTCGATTAGTATGCTGAGACAAAATCTTGCTTACATTAAGGTTGGTAGATTGGTAACTGTAACTGGTGAGGTATCGGTAAGTTCAGTAAGTAGTCCAGTGGGTTCTATGACTATGACTTTACCTTTTACTATTTCTGCTACTGGTACTGCAAGAGATACGTTTATAGGTTCAAAACCAGTTGCATACCGTGTACCTCATAATCAAGATAATACACCAGTTATAATCGGAAATACTGTGAACGCTCAAGTAACATTTTTGTATGAACAAGATAATGCTCCATTTGCGGATTACACACCTGCGGCAAATGCCACCTTTAATATCAGTTTTTCTTATTTAACAACATCATAACCCACTCAGAGATTGGGTTGGACAGGTGGCAATAAAGCCACGATAAAACATAGGAGGCCAATATGGCACTTACAGAAACACAAGTTGAAGATAAGATTGAAGTCGTAGGAGATCACAAGCATGTGCAAGTTCGTACAGCTACAGTGATAGCCAGAGATGGCACAGAGATCAGCAGATCATTCCATCGGCACGTCTTATCTTGCTCAACTAAATCAGGTGATACATGGGCAGACACTGACATCTCAGGTGAAAGCACAGAAGTACAAGCAATATGCAATGCTGTTTGGACAGACGCAGTGAAGACTGCATACCAGACAGCTATGGATGCAGCAGAAATATAAGGGATAGTAGCCAATGACTAAATCAAGAGATACAGCCAATATAATTAAACAGCCATTTACACAAACTCTTGGTACGTCAAACTATAGAGCAGGTGTTAACGCAGGTAACTCAATAGCATCTGGCGGTAACTACAACGTGGTTGTGGGTGACGAAGCAGGTACTGCTATTACGACGGGGGATGACAATGTAGCTATTGGCTTTGAGGCACTTAAAGCAGAAGATACTACAAAAGGCGCAACTGCTGTAGGGTATCGTGCTTTACTACAACAAAACTTAGGTTCAGACGGCTACAATGTAGCAGTAGGACACAGCGCAGGTATTTCTAACACTACAGGTGTTTCTAACACTTTTATTGGTGGTTTTTCAGCAGGTAGCGCAACAGTAACAGGGGCAAGCAATACAGCAGTTGGTAGAAACTCTTTATATGCTCTAACTTCGGGTACTCAAAATGTGGCGATAGGTGCTTTAGCTGGCGATGCAATTACGACAGGTTCTTACAATGTAGCATTAGGTAAGTCAGCATTAGAAAACAACACCACCGCAAGTAACAACACTGCTGTTGGGCATCAAGCTGGGTATGCTAATACTACAGGTGCTGACAACGTAGCAGTAGGATACCTATCTTTATCAACGGAAACTGGTGGGCAAAATAACGTTGCCGTTGGTCGCAGTGCTTTAGAAAATCAAGTCAATTCTTCGGGCAATATTTACAACACAGCAGTTGGAGCAAAGGCAGGTAGACAGATTACAACAGGCATAGAGAATGTCTTGATTGGTGGACTAGCAGGTGATGCTTTAACCGATGCAGACTTTAATATTGCGATTGGTGTTGAATCTTTAGGTAGTGACACAAGAGGTAGTAAATCAGTAGCGATAGGTGGTGGAGCATTAAACGCACAAAACTTTACATCAGCTACGGATACTCACAATATTGCTATTGGGTTTCATGCAGGTAATGACATCACAACTGGGGTTAAAAATACCATTGTTGGTGGCATTGCAGGTGATAATATAACTACTGGGATTGAAAACGTAGTTGTTGGTTACAATTCTATGAATGCAACAACTGGTGATTCAAACATTATTGTTGGTTCAAACTCAAGCAATTCTTCTACAACTGTTAATACAGAATATGTAATTGGAAGAGCGGCATCAGGAAGCGGCACTAATACTTTTACAATTGGTCGTGGTGACACTGATGTTCAAATAAATCTTGATGGCTCTGACACTAGTTGGAGTGCTACATCCGATGAAAGATTAAAACATAATATTAATCCACTATCTGTAGGATTAGATTTCATAGATGAGCTAAGACCAGTTACTTATGAGTGGAAAGAAAAAAAAGATATAGACCCAAGTTTGGGCAGATATTATGAAGAAAACTCTACTGAACCTTGCAGGGGCGATGGCGGTATTCATTATGGTCTTATTGCTCAAGAAGTAAAAACAGTAATAGATAAATATTCTTTAACTGGAAGACATAATATCTGGAAAGAAGGTGTAGGTGGGTTTCAAGTTGTGGGTTTAGGTAACGTCATGCCCATGCTTATCAAAGCCGTACAAGAATTATCAGCAAAGAACGATGCACTAGAATCAAAGAACGATGCACTAGAAGCACGTATTACAGCACTGGAGGCTTAAAGAATGGCATATCAAGGACGACAACCGGGAGTAGGTGTACGAAACCGCTTCATCTATTCTGCCACAAATGGTCAGACGTCCTTTAGCGGCGCTGACAGTAACGGGCTAACACTCGCCTACGCAGACGCAACATATGTCGATGTATTTTTAAACGGGGTACTTCTCGTTCCCGTATCAGATTACGCGGCCACAACTAAAACGTCCGTGGTCCTTGGATCGGGAGCCGCGGCTTCTGACATTGTGGAGATTGTAGCGTATGAGATTAGTTCTATAGCTAACGCGGTTCCGACATCGGGCGGTACGTTTACAGGCGCGGTTACTGTTCAAGGTAACTTCTCCGCGGACGGCGGCACGATCAAGCTAGACGGAAACTATCCCAATGGTACAAACAACGTGGCATTGGGTGATACTGCGTTGGATAGCCTAACGTCTGGTACTTACAATACGGCTATAGGTGCAAATGCTGGTACTGCAATAACCACAGGCACTCGAAATACCCTTATCGGTGGCATTGCAGGAGATGCTCTTACTACTGGTGGTGACAATACTGTACTTGGATACAACGCATTAACCTCTGATACTTTAGGAAGTAAATCTGTTGCAATCGGACGATCAGTTTTATCTAGTCAAAACTTTACATCAGCTACAGACACTTACAACACAGCAGTGGGTTATGGCGCAGGTGGGCAAGTCACAACAGGCGTAAGAAACACCCTCATTGGTGGACTAGCTGGTGATGCACTTACTGATGCTGATTATAATGTAGCACTAGGTTATGACTCTTTAGCCGTTGATACATTAGGTAGCAGAGCAGTTGCTCTTGGATACGGGGCTTTAAGTACACAAAACTTCACCACAGCTACTGACAACTATAACGTAGCAGTAGGTTTTTCCGCAGGTAATGCAGTAACAACAGGCACACACAATACCTTTGTTGGTGGACTATCGGGTTATAGTAATACGACTGGTCATTCAAATACATCCGTTGGTAAGGGTGCTTTTTATACTAATACTACAGGTAATGAGAATAACGCTTTTGGCTTTCAAGCCTTATACTCCAATACAACTGGTAGTACCAATACTGCACTAGGAAGAAACACCTTATATACTAATACTACTGGTCAAGAAAACGTAGCGGTTGGTAATAATTCTTTATACTATAACACAACAGGTGCATATAACACAGCGTTAGGCAGACAAGCACTGCAATCAAACACCACCGCAGACTACAACACGGCTACTGGTTATCGGGCTGGATATAGTAATACTACTGGTAATAGAAATGTGTCTGTGGGAGCAAACGCTATTTATACTAATAGTACAGGTGATGATAATACTGCTGTAGGTTATGCGGCTTTATACAGTAATACCACAGCTTCAGACAATAGTGCTTTTGGACATGGGGCATTGTTTGCAAATACTACAGGGGCTAATAACTCAGGTTTTGGCTATAAGGCTCTTAACTCCAACACCACCGCAAGTAACAACACTGCTGTGGGTTATCAGTCGCTTTATAGTAATACTACAGGTGGAAGTAATACTGCTGTGGGAAGGTTGGCATTATATAACAATACTACTGGGGAAAGTAACTCAGCTTTTGGTCTTGGTGCTTTGCAATCCAACACCACAGGCGTTAATAATGCTTCGTTTGGTATTGAAGCAGGATATTCATGCGCAACTGCGGCCTCAAATACTTTTATTGGTAATGTTTCTGGATATAATACGACATCAGACAAAAATACTTTTGTTGGTCGTTCCGCAGGGTATAATGTCACATCAGGTGCTAAAAACACAATAATTGGACGCTACAACGGCAACCAAGGCGGCCTAGACATCCGCACCTCAAGCAACCACATCGTGCTGTCTGATGGGGATGGTAATCCTAGAGTAAATATTTACAACGGAAGAATAGGGTTTGCTAATGGCAACCTTACTGCTCATGGTAATTTTATAGGAGAAGTCGGTAGTTCAAACAGAGCATTAGCCTTTGAACATACTACTAATGGAGGAGTTGTTGGAACAGTAACAACAGGTAGTTCATCTGTTTCTTATAACACCTCCTCAGATCACCGCCTAAAAGAAAACGTAAGTTACACATGGGATGCTACAACTAGGTTAAAGCAACTCAAGCCAGCAAGGTTTAACTTTATTGCTGATCCAGATACTACAGTCGATGGTTTCTTAGCCCACGAAGCACAGGCAGTTGTACCAGAAGCAGTACATGGAACACACAACGAAGTCGATGCAGATGGCGTTGCCGTAATGCAAGGCATAGATCAGTCTAAACTTGTACCACTATTAGTAAAAACAATCCAAGAGCTAGAGGCTCGTATTACAGCTTTAGAAGGAGCATAACCAATGGATGAATTAACAGCAGAACAAATCGCACAGAACTACTCAGCAATGGGTGACTCAGTTGCACTTATCAATGACGTGATAGCAGGTAATGCTATGGCAGATGATGATGCGGCAGACAGACAAGACTGTGTGGATCGTAACGTAGCACACCTAGAGCTAATGGTTGCTAAAGATTACTGGACAGACGAAAGTATGACAGCGGTAAACGCCGCTATCACAGCAGGAAACGGATACACCGCTTCTTAATTTAAACACTAACGGGAGATTACAATGGGTAAAAATGAAAAGAACCTCATTACAATCAATGAAAAAGAATACAACGTGGATGAGTTCACGCAAGAACAACAGATTGCATTAAATCATATTAATGATTTGAGCAGGAAGCTAGACAACGCACGGTTTAACGTGGATCAATTAAATGTAGGTCGCGAAGCGTTTGTAAATATGTTAGCATCCTCATTAGAGGGTCAAAAAGAGGAATAAATAAATGGCGATTTCAACAATTGACAACAACGGCGCGAACCTCGGTCAACTGGGGAATCGTAATCTTATAATCAATGGTGCTATGGAAGTGGCACAACGTGGGACAAGTGCTACGACATTTTCATATGGAACTGTGGATAGGTTCAAACCATCAGAAGGTAGCACAAGTAGTTTGGCTATAACTCAAACTCAAGATACAAACGCACCTTCGGGTTTTAGCAACTCTCTTAAAATTACAGTTACTACTGCTGAAACAATGTCAGGATCAAAACAGTTAGCAGTTTTTCATGCTATAGAAGCACAAAACCTACAACAACTAGGATACGGAACATCTGATGCACAATCTGTAACTGTTTCGTTTTGGGTCAAATCAAGTGTAACAGGTGCTTACTGTTTATCACTATACGAAAATGATGATAACAGGAATATTGGTGCTACTTACACAATTAACTCAGCTAACACATGGGAATACAAGACTATAACTTTCCCACCAGATACAGTCGGTGTAATAGACAATAACAATGGCGGAGGTTTGGAAACTTACTTCTTTCTTTCTGTTGGCCCTGACAGAAAAACAACAAACAATACTTCATGGGCAACATGGTCTGCTGCAAGGTTTGGCTATGGGCAAGTAGCTGACGTAGCAGGTACAACTAACGCCACATGGCAAATCACAGGTGTCCAACTAGAAGTCGGCGACACAGCCACCCCATTCGAGCATAGGACATACGGAGAAGAACTGGCGAAGTGTCAGAGGTATTATTCTAGGCTTAGTTCTGATGGAACAACATACGCAGAGTTTGGGCTTATAGCCGCTTATGATAGTACACAAGGTATTGCGTATATTCAATACCCTACGACTATGAGAGCATCACCCACTGCAACGCAAGTAGGTAATTTTATTGCTAGTGCGGACACAAATATTGCTATTTCAAGTTTTACTTTTCAAAATGCAACAAAAAATAGTATCCGTGATCATGTAAGTGTAGCTAGTGGGTTTGGTGCAAAACAAGTATTTAGACTAAGAAACAATAATGATAATGATGCCTATATTGAGTTTGATGCAGAGTTATAAGGAAGAGATGAAATGAACATTACAACAGCACAATATACACAAAGTGATGGCAACAACTCAAGCATCCAAGCAACAATAGACGGACAAGTAATGTCAGTCCCACTAGACCCAGCCAATCGTCACTACGCAGAGATACTCAAGCAAGTCGAAGCTGGAACCTTAACAATCGCAGATGCGGAGTAATGACATATGCCTTTAACAAAGCTAGTATTCCGAGCTGGTCTTAACCGAGAAGGAACCAATTACTCAAACGAAGGTGGTTGGTATGACGGAGACAAAATACGTTTCCGCTCTGGCTTTGTCGAGCGCATAGGTGGTTGGGTCAAGGTAGGGGCGTCCGCGTTTATTGGAACATGCCGCTGCATGCATGACTTTGTAACTCTAGCCTCAGAGAACCTGTTGTTCCTGGGCACAGAGAAGAAAGCATACTTAGAAGACTCAGGCGCGCTCTATGATATAACGCCTATTCGTCGAACCGTGACCCTTGGAGCTAACCCATTTAACACAACAGGTGGTGCAGGATCAGGTGTTATCACAGTTACAGACACTGGGCATGGCGTAACTCTTGGTTCATACGTTACGTTCTCTGGTGCTACAGCCTTTGACGGGCTGACCACGGCAAACCTAAACAAAGAACAGGTAGTTACAGAGGTAGTTAATGCTAACTCCTACAGAGTAAACACAGGTGGATCAGCCTCTTCTGGTAGTACAGCGGGCGGTGGATCATCAGTCGAAGCAGCATATCAAATTAACATCGGTCTAAACACCACGATCCTTGGTCCAGGGTGGGGCGCAGGAACCTGGGGTCGTTTTACCTGGGGCTCTGGTGCAGGTTCTTTAGCCGGTAATACGTTACGTCTTTGGTTTGCAGATGACTTTGGCGAAGACCTCATTATGAATATTGCAGACGGGCAGATATTCTATTGGGACGCTACAGGCACAACAAACACAAGAGCCGTGGCTCTAAGTTCGTTAACCGGTGCTTCCAATGTCCCTACTGTAGCGCGTAAGGTACTGGTATCAGAAACAGATCGCCACGTTATCTGCTTTGGTGCAAACCCATTGGGTGAAACACAGCAAGATCCGTTGTTGATCCGTTGGTCTAGCCAAGAGAGCCTAACTGATTGGACACCTACAGCCACCAATACGGCAGGGGATTTACGTCTATCACAAGGCTCAGAGATTGTAACCGCAGTTAGAACTAGCCGTCAGATCCTAATTTGGACAGACCATACGCTGCACAGCCTACAGTTCTTGGGACCACCATACACATTTGGTACAGCTATGTTGGGTGACAACATTAGAATTGCCGGACCTAACACTGCAATCAGTGTCAACGACATCGTTTACTGGATGGGTCAAGAGAACTTCTACATGTACGATGGTCGTATTCAGCCGATCCCATGTACTGTACGCCAGTATGTGTTCGATGATCTCAACAGAAACCAATCGTTTAAATTTCACGCAGGGAGCTTGGCTAGCCAAAGTGAGGTTTGGTGGTACTATTGCTCTGCTTCTAGCAATGAGATCGATAGTTATGTTGTATACAACTACCTCGAGCAGACTTGGGTATACGGTAAATTAGCTCGTACTGCATGGAATGACAGAGCGGCAGGGCAACGTTCGTTCCCACAAGCGGCAGGGGTAGATAGCTATTTGTATAATCAGGAGAATGGTTTGGATGATGGAAGCACAACTCCCGCGTCTGCTATAGACGCATACGTCCAGTCATCAGACTTTGACATAGGTGACGGCGATCACTTCATGTTGATCAACAAGGTTATACCTGATTTAAACTTTAGCCAGTCAACAGCTGCGGCACCAGAAGTAGAGTTTACTATGGCTGCACGTAACTACAACGGCAGTGCGACAGGCCAGGGCTCAGATAGCGGCGATGTTATTAGAACATCCGTTGTATCTGGCACGGATAATTACACCAAACAATTGTTTATGAGACTACGTGGAAGGCAGATGAGCTTGAAAGTATCTAGTGATACAACAGGGGTTAAGTGGAGATTAGGCGCACCAAGACTGGATATGCGTCCTGATGGTCGTAGATGACCAGAAAGATCGTCCGACAAATAATTCCTATTGCTCCCTTGGAGTATAGCGCGGCATATGTTAACCAATTAGCACGGACCTTGGACAACTTCATTGACGAACAGCGTAGTCCTATAGTAAATTTACAAGGAATACCTAGCGATGGCGCGGCAAATACGCTAGACTTAGGGGATGTATTCGAGGCAAATGGCTTTTTGAAAATCATTCGACAGGGTGATACCTACTCAGGAAGCGTTTCGGCAGCTAGTTCAGTAGGAACAGTAACGGTGGTGATAACATGAGTGATCAAATAATTCAAATGCCTAACGGTACACAGTGGAAACCTTCTACAAGTTCTGATATAGTGCATTGTGTAAGCTGCGAAAACGCAGTCGATACGCCAGAAGAGATTGCATCCTACCCAAGTGGTAACTGCCCTGACTGCGGTGAACCATGGACAGGATCCGAGCGGCGCAGTACAACGATCGTGGTTACAATGCCCGAGCAGATAGTAGGTGAGGCGTAATGGGTTTAGGTAATTTAATTGGTGGATTTATAGGTAACGCGATAGCGCCTGGTCTTGGGAGTTTATTAGGAGCCGCAGGAGTTACAGGAATTGGAGCTCTCGTTGGCAAGTTGTTTGACGATGACGATGATGGCGGCGCAGCTAACGAAGCACGGATGGCTAAGTGGAACAAGGGTCCTAGCCAAGAAGATGGTTGGGATCAAAACCTGTTTAAATCTAGATACACGGGTCCTGACGGCAGAGCGCCTGCGTTTACCACAGAAGAAGAACGAGATATTCACGACAAGATGGTAGAGGCTAAAGAAGCCCAAGCGGCTTTAATAACTCCAAAGCAAACGTTAGCCGGTGGAGGCATAGCGCAGTTTGCAGGTGGAGGCTTGATCCAAGGTCCAGGGACTGTGACGAGTGATTCAATACCAGGAGTTATTACACAGAACGGTCGCCCTGTTGAGGAAATCGCTGTAGGTAACGGCGAAGTTATTTTGTCAGGTAAAGATCTGGCTAACATGGATCCAGATGGAAACATGAAACGAGCAGGAATGCGCCTTGGTGGCGCGGCAAACGGAACACGCGGAGCGGAAGCAGCTAGAATGTTTGCTGAAGTTAGAAAGATGAAGGGTAACCAACATGGTTGAAAACTACACTAGCACTTCGGTAACCGACTTACCAGAGTGGCAGAAAAAGTACATGAAGGAGATCCTTGATAGGGGTCAAGCTCTTGGCAAGCAAGACTATACTCTACCAGGATATCAGGTTGCAGGGCGAAGTCCGATGCAACAACAAGCTACTAGCCTAGCTACTCAGGGTGTAGGAGCATACGCTCCCATGTTGCAAGCAGGGGCAGGCAGTGTTGGTACAGGATTGGCTGCGGCACAGGCAGGATTAGATCCGTTATCTGCATCTATCACATCGGCAGGCCAGATCGGTCAGCAAACAGCTGCAAACATATTAGATCCGAATGCAGTACAGGCATACATGAATCCGTATGAAGATGCGGTTGTTCAGCAAAGTATGAAGGATATAGCTCGTCAGGGTCAGATACAACAGCAAGGTCTAGCGGCACAAGCCGTAGGCGCAGGAGCTTTTGGTGGATCACGTCAAGGTATTCAAGCGGCAGAGCAAAACAGAAACACATTAGAAACACAAGCGCGAACAGCGGCGAACTTACGTCAGTCTGGCTACGGACAAGCACAGCAACAGCAGTTAGCTAGAGCGCAAGCGGCAGGGCAAGCAGGATTAGCCGGTGCACAACTTATGCAACAAGGCGCAGGGCAGTATGGTCAATTGGCGCAGGGCATTGGTAGCTTGGGTATGCAACAGGCTAAACTAGGCGAGGCGTTCCAAGGATTAAACATCAACGATATCAATACTTTATCAAGCCTTGGTGGCCAAGAGCAACAGCAACAGCAGTCAGAGATGGATGCGGCACGTCAGACTCAGTACCAGAATGTTATGCAACCATACCAACAGTTGGGCTTCTACTCAGATATATTCCAAGGGATGCCAACGTCACAGTCTACATTTACAAATCAGCAAAGACCTAGCCCGAGTGCAATCTCACAGTTTGCAGGTCTAGCGGGTGGTCTATATAGTCTAGGTCAGACAGGTATGTTTGGCGGCGGAGGACAATAATATGAACAATGTGTTGAACCGAAAGATGTTCGTGAACCGCAATGCTCGTGCC